TTCCGAGCATCGTCTGCATCCCGGCATTGCGGATGCCTTGGAGGGCAGAGTTTGCAACACTTGTCTCATGTTCCAGCGTCTTGACCGCATAGTCGCCATAGTCCCCTTGGTACTGGGGGGTGTGCATCAGATCTTTGATGCCGCCGTAGGTGGTCTGGATCAGACCTCCGATGCCTCCCGCTATGTTACCGAGCGCGGATCCCATGAAGCTACCACCCACCCGCTTGCGTGAGGCCATGGCAGAGTCCCATTGCTCGCGGGTGAGATCGACCGAGGGATCATTCAGGGAGTCGGCCTCGAGGTGATCGAGTTCCTGAGTTGAAAATGTTTTGGGCTGAGTCGGACCGAGCCCTGACGGGGCGTAGGGATCGGGGGAAGATGCGCCGGAAAGTGGAGCGGACGGTGCCGTGGCCGCGTAGGCGGCGGTGATGGCACCCGCAGCCTTGGACTGATCCTCCATGGCCGAGATCTCGGCATCGTTGAAGGTGGGTTCAGCGGGTGAGGCTGATGACTGGGCTTGTGACTCCGAAGCTGGAGCCATGGCATTCAGATCCGCATCGCTGAGGATGTCGCCGATGGCCATGGGCTTATTGGATCTGCTTCCACTGGCCGTTGCCGAGCGACTGAAAGGTTCCGCGGCCTGGGATTGTTTTGATCACGGGTGCGGATGCAGGAGCTGAAACGGCAGAAGAAGGGGAAGCGGATGAGACCGAAGAGGCCGGAGTGTAGGAAAATTGCTTGAGCAACTCCTGATTGACGCCAGGCATTCTGGCGACTTGCGCCTGCTTGGCTGCGATGGCGCGATCAAGGATCGAGGAATAGGAAGTGATGGCCGACCGGTAGTCTTCCGGGGACTGTGATCGTTTCAGACGGTTGACCGAATCTTTGACGGCCATGGCTTCCTGCTGGGTGATCCGGAAGTTGAGAGGGCTACCAGGAACGGCCGACTCATTTTTAATTTTGTTGATTCCGTCGATGAGTTTCTGGCCATCGATCATGTCAAAATACGACTTGAGGTTGCGCTGCTGGTCGGTGATTCCGGGATTGAACTGACCCGCTGCGCCGACCATTGAGGGCAGAGCCGGGTGATTGGCGATGGCCTGCAAGTTGTCGCGTTGAGACTGGAGTTCGGCGATCTGGCCTGTGGCCGCATCCATGGCATTCTGTTTTGCCAATTCTCCTTGGATCACCTTGGACTGGCTCTCGGCGGTCTGGGCTTGCAGGTTCTGGTCCTTCATCCCCTGAGTGGAAATCTCATGTTGGAGCTGCTGGAGTTTGAGCTGTTTCTCGGGATCTTGGCGGGCCAAGAAGTCCTTCTGCTGATCAAGGTATTTCTCAAGAATCACCTTGCGCTCTTCCACGGTCACCTGTCTGGGAAGACCTGAAGCTTTGGCCCAGTCACTAAATGCAGGGAAGCCATTTGACGCCTGAGCCCCGGCGGTCTGTTGAGAAACGCCAGAATCCGGCGATGGCGGCTGTTGGGGAAGCGGTGTTCCGCCGTAAGTGTTGGCTGCACCCGTGTTGGGTGGAAGATTGAGCGGCTGACCCGTGGCATCGAAGGCCTGAGTATCGGGGCCGGATGTCAGATTATTGGGATCCGATGGCGGCATTGGTGGAGCGGCCGGTGATTGTTGCCCCTGAAGCGCGGCAAGCGTGGCCGCATCGACCCCGGGCGCAGCCATGGCCCCACCGGGTTGTATCGGAGTGCCTCCAGTTTGGGGGTTGAGCGCGGAGAGATCTCCACCTGTGATGGCAGGCGGGGCGGTCGGGGGCTGGCTAGGCGCGGCAGGATAACCGAGCAGGGCAAGTTCCTCGGCGGTCATTGGTTAGTAAAGGGGGGCGGCCATTGATCCTCCGGCAGCACCCTTTTGATCGAGTGCCGCCCCTTTCATATCAATGAGCGATTTGTGGTAATCCATCATTCCCGCCGCCTGAAGCATTGGAAGGATGTTTTGGGCCGCGCCGATCTGTTGCATGGGAGGAAGGGCATTGATCTTATCCAGCGTGGACTGATCCATGTATCCTTTGTCGACGAGTCCCTGAGCAGCACCGAGAGCGCCCTGCGCGGCCTGCTGTTTCATCTTGATCTCGTTCATTTGGTTGATCGCGCCGGAGATTCCGGAGGCGGCTTGAGAAATTCCTCCGGCGATGAGTTCGCCGGAACGGTCGTTGACTGAGGGGTTGTAGGCGATCATGAGAAAAGGGTTTTAGGCTGAAGACTGTTAGGCTGTTAGGTCAGAGCCCAAAAGATGAGAGCACGGAAGAAGAATGCCGCATGGGGGCAGGATAGAGCTTCAAGCGACCGAGCTTAATGGGGGAAAATCTTGACGAACTCTTGTTTCAGGAAGCATACGATGACGGGTGAGCGACTTTGATTGCCAAACTTGCGGGGCCTGCTGTGCCCACAAGTGGAGCTGGCCTGTGCTGCGGCGGGACCGGAGCGATGCGGCAGGGATTCCTCCCGCGATGGTGCGGGATGATTTGCCACTGCTCAGGACGGTGAGCAATCGGTGCGTGGCATTGATCGGACAAGTCGGTGTCTCCACCGGGTGCTCGATCTACGCGGCCAGACCCGCCGCGTGCAGGGCCTTCACGCCGGGATCAGCTCTTTGTCTCGAAGCCAGAGAAGCAATTTTCGCGCAGAGGCGCAGAGGCGCAGAGGCGCAGAGAGGTAAATAATTGGATCGAGAGGCCGGTTACATATTACCGAACATTTCAATCCTTTCCTGATTTCCTGATTTCCACATTATCCCCTTTTGGTATCTCAGCGCCTTTGCGCCTCTGCGGGATATTATTCCCCTGCTCCCCCTGCGGCATAGCCGCAGAGCTGCATTTCCAGCCTCACCCAAGGGGCGGTGGCGCTGACATTGTTCACCTGGCATTTCAGTTTGGGGCACTCCACCACACCGGGCTGATCGGGATCGAGGCAGGCCGTGCAGGTGCGGTAGTAGTCGGGATTGCCCACCTTGTCGTTGTGGAGGACGGCCATCTCGCCGTCGAGGCGGCCATAGCGTTGGGGATCCAGCGGCACGTTATGGAGCTCGCAGTAGGTGAAGATATCCTCATCGGTCCATTCCCTGAGAGGATAGAGTGCGGCCGGGCAGGTCGGGTGGGCGATCATGTCCAGGGCAAGAGGGACCTTGCCCGAGCAGGGATCCTCGTCCGAGGATTTCTGGCCATGGAAGGCGGCATCCCAGGGGAACTGCATCCCGCCAGTGGGGCGTGAAAGCCATTCCACCCCGCACTGGAAAGGTTCACCTTCACGGGGGGACTCCGTGCCACGGGCCAGCCAGAGGGAGAAATTCCCAAGCTGGAAGCGCTGCATGATGTCGATGCGGCCATTGCCACGATTCAGCCCCAGCTCCGAGGGAGGGAAGTCGTAGAGGGTGAGATTCCAATCGGAGGCAATTTGCTGGGTGAAATTAAGCCGACCACGCTGCCAGGGCTCTTGGAAAGTCACGACCGGCAGGTCATGACCCATGGAGCGGATCAGGTGGAGCAAGACTTGGGAATCCTTGCCCGAGGACCAGAGGATGCAGGGGTTGCGGAAATGAGCCAACCATCCCGCAAGACGCTCACGGGAAGTGGCGAGCTTCTCGGAGAAAAGCATCAGAGCGCAACGCCCATGCCGATTGCACCGCCGATCTGACCCACGGCGCCGATCCCAGAGCCGAGCAGGGCCGCGTTGTTGTTCTGTTGGGAGTTATATTGAGATGCCTGCATGTTCGTATTGAAGCTGGCGACATCACCGGCCATTTGCATATTTTGATTGTAGGCATTGCCGATCATGGATCCTGACTGTCCCTGAATGCCACTGCCGAGCTGAACGCCTGTGCCGAGGGCTCTCTGATAGGGATCTAGATTGACTAGGGCATTAGCCCCGCCGAAGCCGAGCTGCGCGGCATTCTGGTAGGCACCACCACCCTGTCCGTAGATATTGGCTGTGTTGCCAAGCAGATTAAGCGCGGAGGAATAACGGTTATTTTGACCAGATTCAAGTAAGGTGTTGGCACTTGCTGCGGCTTGCTGCCGCTGGCCGAGTCGTGCTTGCCCGTATTGGTAGCGGTTGAGCAGATCGGCGGCGGCGGCCGAGTTCCCGGTGCCCAGCCCCCGCATCGCGTAGGCACTGGAGGCCTGTTGGGAGGCGGCGCGGGCCTCTTCGGGATTGAGCTGGGAGCCGAGGGCCAAGTCGTTGGCCGCTTGATTGTAGAGGTTTTGCTCGATCGAAGTGGGACCCGCCAGGGCGCGTTGCTGGGCCGCACTGGCCACGGCGGAGGACTGGTCACCCAGGGCATTGATCCGGTTGCCGGTATCGGTCAAGGACGTTGCCCCCTGCTGAAGAGTCTGGTCGATAACCCCCTTAGCCTGCTGCGTGTAGGCATTGTTGAGATTGTCACCGATCTTTGAGACGCTACCAAGAGAAAGAGTTTCAAGTTTTGGATAAGCCGCAATCTGCGCCGCAAGCTGCGCTTTGTAAGCCCTAATTGATTCATTAGTAGCCGCCCTGGCCTGCGCCGCGTAGTCGATAGGTTGCGGTTTAGAGGCACCGCCGCCGAAAATTCCAGCCATAATGATTAAGTTTTGAAATTGTAAGTAGTCATTTTATCCACGGAGTTCCAGAACCGATCCCAGGTGTAAACATGGATTCTTGATCCATTGTTTCTGCGGAAGATGATCCATTCCATCGGGTGAGGGAATACCTGGTTGATCCGATAAAGCGGAGCCTCGGAAAGTGCAGCCAACTCCACGAACCAGGCATTGCGCGGGGATGATGGGTGTGCCGGTGCCTTGAGTGAGGGATCCCAGGAGACCAGCGAGGCCAGCACAAAGCACGAAGGATCGGAATGCACGAGTCCATGAATGAGATGCCAGACCACCCGATCCTCGAAAGGGTCTTGGCAATCTTTCAAATGACGGTGCCGAGCAATTTCCCATGCGAGCATTAGGGCTGAGTCGAGGGTCGAGGGCCGAGGATCGAGGGCCAGAACTCCTTGAGCGATGGGAGATCAGATGGCAACTCCACTTCGGTCACATCACGGAGCGCTTGTTTCTTGGCTGCGATTTCGGCCTTCTTGGCGGCATCGCCGGACTCGTCGGCCCTTGAGTAGTCAATGTCGAGTGCCTCGAGCTTGGGCGCACGGGCAGCGCGGAACTTGTCGAGGTGGATCTGCTTTGCCTTGTCGATGTTGCAAGCGATACCGAGGTTGTCGTACTCAAAGGCATCAAAATACTCATCGTCCAGAGAGCCAAGATCATCAACAACTGCGCACTCCACGCCCTGTGGTATTGATGATCTAATAGCTTCCTCAACTGTTACGCCAGTAGCTAGACTTACAACAGCTAATTTTGCGTTTTCTTGTGGGTAAATAATAAATGGCATATTTTTATACTCCAAAAACAACAAATTTGAAAGCCCCATCACCTGCGGCTCCTCCACCGCCGAATGTATAAACTCTAAATTGTGTGGTGCTTACTACTTGTGCTGTAGCTTGATTTCCGACAGCAGAATTTGGTGATGTAACAACATCATATCCATTTATGGCTGTTGTCATTGTTATTAAATAATTACCAAGAGAAGTTCTTGTGATTGTAGATACTCCAAAAGTTAAAGCCTCAATTACACCAGTAGAAGATCCACCGCCCCATGCCTTTGTTGTGGTTAGGCAGTTCGTGATCGGGTTGCCTTGGGCGTTGATTGTTCCAGTTGCCGTGATGCGTAGTCGCTCTGTAAGAGTCGCATCTGAATTTACATTGCGTGTGCTAAATGCTAAATCTCCTGTAGTGTTTACGGTTCCATCGGTGATAAGTGCTTTTATTGCGGTGAACGCACCTTGTTGCGCTCCTAAAATAATAGCTCCACCATTTCCCGAAGCTCCACCTGAATCTTGAACATAGGCCGAACCACCAAGGCTAGAAGTTGTTGATATTGCAGCGGCAGTTTGTCCTGCTCCATAAACCGAAAGTTTTGCACTAGGCGAACTTGTCCCGATGCCTACGTTGCCTGCAAACGAAGAATTGCCAGATCCAGTCACGGTCGTCGCTGTAATGGTTCCCGCCGAGAAGTTCCCCGAGGCATCACGGGCCACAATGGCGCTGGCCGTGTTGGCGTTGGTGGCTGTCGTGGCGCTATTGGAAATCTTTCCGGCCGTAGCAATGGTGGCGAGCTTGGTATCAGCAATGGCCGCTGCGGCATCGATGTCGGCATTGACGATGGACGATACCGAGGCCCCGCCCGCCAGGCTGTTCAGCTTGGCCGGGGTGACCGTCTCGTTATTGACGAACGTGTATCCGGTGGTGACGGTGGCCATTAGAAGAAAAGGATGAAACTGGAAACCTGAAACCTGAATGGAAGCATGGAGGCAGGATAGAGCTTTAAGCGGCCGAGCTTAATGAGGGAAATCAGGACTCCGTTCTGGACAGTCGTGAGGCATCGGCCGGGATGGTGGCGTCGGCAGTGACCGCACGGATCGTGGGGCGACCGCCCGAGGTGGTGACGGTCAGGTCGAGGTAAGTGCCGGGGCGGCGGATCGGGGCGCGGATGGTGTAGTCATTGTCCACCCCGGAGTTGGTGACCGTGGCAATGTGGGTCGTGTTGTCCGGATCGGTCGTGACGGAGGCCACATCGACCGTGGTTCCGGCAGGCAAATAGGCCGAGACCGCCACATTGCCCAGGCGCTTGCGGGCGAGTTGTCCGTAGAAATAGCGGCGGGTCGTGATCACGCCATTGACCAAGGCCTGGGCGCTGCCGGTGCCGGTGTCATCACTAGCGGTATCATACTCCTCAAGCAGGAAAATGGCCCCCGAGTTGGAGGCGGCAAAGAGCCGCCGCTGGGTGCCGTAATCGCTGACCACAAGCCGGTCGAGGGCCGGGAGATTGGTGTCGACCGATTCCCAGGACTCATTGAGCTGGTTGTAGATCAGCAGGGTATTAGGTGAGGTGGCGTTGCCGGTCGGGACGGCAAGGTAGTATCGGTTGTTAAAATAAACCGCATTGGAGGTGCCGACGGCCGATTGGTTGATCGTGGAGAAGATGTCGGCAATCGGCTCGGAAAGCGGGAGCGTGTTCCCACGCAGGGCCAGATCGATCTGGCTGTTGTCGAGTCGGTAGACGCCCTGATCGGCCAGGAAATAAATAAAGGTACCGGCTGTGGCCACCGTCAGCCGGGCCGCGCACCCGACCTCATTGGTCAGGAGCTGGAGGCTGGACTGGGCCGTATCGACCGAAACACCATCGGCGGCCAGGACAAGCGTCCCGAGGTAAATCGACTTGCGTAGGAACGCGATCAACTGGCGGTTCGCATAAGGATGGAGGGCGACCAGGTAATCGTTGGATCCCGTATTAGTCCGGAATCCCTTGAGCATCGGATCGTAGGTGTCGGGATCGAGCACGTCGGAAATGAGCAGGGTGTCACGCCCGTTGCAGATCACGATTTGATTGTTGTAGTAGGCGGCAATGCCACCCGTCGGACTTACCATGCGCGAATAGGTCGGCCCAAGGGGCGAGGTGCCGGTCGGGACGCGGGCGAATCCCGAGGTGATTCCATCCCAGACGAGCGGGCAGCAGACCCGCTGGGCAAAGAGACTGGTCGAAGTGTTGGCCGAAGTGGCACTCGGGACGGCCACCGTGAATGTTGTCGGTTGTCCGCCTATTGCAGGGGTGGATGGCACCGTGGCGATGACCGCGTCGAGGTTGAACCCGCTCTGGTCACTTCCCGAAAGTCGGATGACTTCGCCTACGGCATAGCCATGGGCGACCGGGGTGGTGATGGTGGCGGTGCCACTGGACTGGGTGATGGAGGTCACTTTCTGCTGGAGGTCACTGGACCGCCAGCGGAAGAGATAGAGACGGTCGAAGGCCTGCAGCGTTGTGACGGTGTCGCCGGGCAGGATCTGCTCGGTGATCGGCGTGATGGGGTAACTCAGAGTCAGAAGGCTCGAACCCTGACGGTAGAGGTAGGCCGTCGTCGGCCCGCACAGCACGATATACTCGTTGGCGTAGTCATAGCGGGGTGAGGAGTAGACCCCGGCACCGAAGAGACCGCCCGAGTAATTAGTGAGCAGGACCGGCCATGCCCAGGTGATTGTCCCGGCAGGATTGGAGGCCGGGGATCCCGAGACATTGTAGGTGAAGGTCGAGGCTCCGGTGATCGTCACCGTCCACTTGCCATTGTAGGCGCTGGCCGTGGCCCCGGTGACTCCCGCGATCTCGACATAGAACTGCGAGCCATTTGAGCCAAGGCCATGGGGCGCGGCGGTCGTGACTGTGGCCACATTGGATGACTGGGTGATCGAGCTGACCGTGTCGCCGCCGTGCAGGGTAAAGGGCACAGTGACGGGCGTGGCTCCCACCGAAATGCCCGCCGCGAGCCGCTTGGCCCCCTTGCGGGTCTGGGCAATGCCGCGATCGAGACGGATATTCTGAGCGACCTGAAGGTATCCGGAGGGAATGGTTAGCGGATTGCGGCGGGACTGGAGGCCGAGGAAGGCGGTGTCACCATCCTTGACAATCGGGCTGGAGAGTGGGGAATTGCTCACAAGGATAAAGGGGATCAGGGGAATCAGGCCGCGATCTCCCGTTTGAGGTTGTCGATGCGGGCAAGCCACCCATGGAGGAACTTTTCCTGGTCAGGACGCCGGGCCACCCGCTCGAGGTAGCGGCGGCGGGATTTGGCCAGGAAGGCCATGGCAAGGCCGTCGCTGTCGGGCACTTTCCATGCGGCCTGCAGGGTATTCTGGCCGATGGCTCCATCGATGGTCAGTCGTGATCCGTAGTCATTGAGCGCCTCCTGCAGCATCCTCCGCACGGCACCGATCCCTTGGTTGACTCCCTGGACAAAGAGAACAAGGGAAACCGGATAAGGTAGCTCCGAGCAGCGCAGCGGACGCCAGTAGTGATCGAGGTAGGCCTGCCAGACTTGGAAGGGCTTGGGATTCTCGTAAGGGAAATCGGGATGACTGGCCTGATCAATCCCGGCAAAGGTCAGCCCGCCGGAGTCTCCGGCCACCTGTTCGTTGCGGATTGTCACCCCGTCATGGGTGAACTCACACTCGTTGTAGAGCGTGATTGCCAGGGCCTTCCGGAATGCCGAGGTCTGGTTGGCGGCATTGGCGCTACTGAGAATGTCGGCGATGGTCATGGATTTGAGGAGTCGAGCGTCGAGGGGCGAGCGTCGAGAGCTGGAGCTTCGCCGAATTTGCTTCCCAGTTTGGCTGCCGAGAGGGATCCGATCGTGACCGAAAGGAGGTTGGTCAGGTTGGGACCGAGGTCAAAGGGCTCATGAGTCAGGATGTGACGTACCACGCAGTAAATGACGACACCCACAATGACTGCCACGATACAGAGCAGGGCCACCCGCACACTGGACGGCGTGGCGTTAGCTTCTGAAAGCACTCTTTTGATCCATTCAATCATGGTATGAGACGGCTGGCCGCATGGAGGAAGAGTCGCCCGGCCGAGTAAGCGGCAATCCCGACACCCAGGTAGAGTCCCCCGGCGGCGACAAAGGACCAGGGGGCTGGAAAGTTCCGCAGGATCTCACCGGCAACCATGGTGCCGATCCAGAAAGAGACGGCCGCCGCAAAGAGGATGAGGATGACATCCCGTTCGCGGGCATTGTTGTGGGCTTGCAGGTGCCATTTCTCAGCATCCGCCACGGCGGTATTGCGATCCTCGACGGCGGTATTGAGCTTACGGGTCTGGGCATCGACCTGGGTAGCGTAGGCAATGAGACCGGACTGGGCCTCTTCGCTGGCAGTCTTTGCCGAGCGAAGGGATTCACGCAGCGCGGTGAGCTGGGCTCGACCGGCCTCATCGACATGGGGTGCCAGCTTGTCGAGGTCGGCCACGGCTCCGGCCACCTCGAGACGGGTGCGCTGGACGGGGGCCGCCACGCCACTCACCGCCGGGGGCGTGAAGGATGGCGGCATCTTCGGATGCGACGCGCATCCGGTGACTAGGCCAAGAAGCGAAAGAAGGAAGAGCCTCATTTGTCGAGACGTTGCTGGATGGCAACCACATCCTGCTGAAGGCGGTCGAGCATTTGGGTCTTCTGCCCGGCGATGTAGACCGACATGACGATCTGCAGGACGACGGCCGCCCCGATGGTTTTGAGCAGGGCGGCATTGCCCGAGGCCGAGCGTGCTCGCTCCTCCACGATGGCGCGGAGCGTGGCGATGTCTTCCCTCAGCGCTGAGACCTCATCGGCACTCATGAGGGAATTAGTGTTCCCAACGGTAGGAGAGCGTGGGTGTGCCGGACGCGGCGAGGACCGAGAGCTGGGACGCATCACGCAGACCCGTGAAAGTCATGGTGATGGCCGCCGGGACCGTGATGGCGGCGGATCCGGTATCCTGTTTTACTTGGACGGCGACCGCTCCCGAGGCCGTGTTGGTGATGTGGACACGGCTGGCGACTTGGGCGGTGAGGGCCGTGTAGGTGGAGGCATTGAGGGTGACCGCGGCATTGCCTGCAGATTTGACGGTTGCGTAGGTATTCATGAGAGAAGTCGAGTGTCGAGAGCCAAGGGTCGAGGGCCGGATTAGCCCTTCATGGGGAGAGGATAGGTCACCAAAGGGATGAGCTTAATGGGGGAAATGGGCCCAGATCCCATCACCCATCCCGCCTGGATTGTATTCCTCTGCGCCTTTGCGCCTCTGCGCAAGTTATCTATTGAGAAGGTAAGCCAGCCCCACCGCGATCATGACCACGGCCCCGGTGATCTCACCCTCTTCGCGGAGGCCTCGGTTCACCAGCTCGGTGCGGGTCTCGTTGTAGGCGATCATGTGGCAAACCGTGCCGGGATACTTTTCGGGCCGATCGACCAGGACACGACCACGGGCAATCGGGTAGCACTTGATTAAGAGCCAGAGATCGCGGAGGAGTTGCATTACGCTGGGTACTGTGAGGCGTAGGAGTCGGATGCCGAAGTGATGACGAAAGTCAGATACGCTTCATCCGTCTGTTTGCGGTCTATGGAGTCCTCTGGGAGCGAAGCGTTGTAAGCAGCACGGGCGGCGGCGATGCCGCGAAGCTGTTCTTCGGTGAAGGTGAGATTAAGCGTCATGAGGTTCTGCTGGTTCGGGTTTCTTGATGGTTTCCGCTAGGACGCCAAGAGCTTGATCGATGGCAATATAGCCAGAGCGCGTGATCTGTCCCTGCATCTGGGGTTGCAAGCCATCGGATAAAATCTGGAGGGCTTGTTCGGGCGTCATTGGGTTGTTCATAAATTAGACAAGGGCGACGGATTTCATGGTTCCGCCATCGTTGACGTACAACTTGACGAGTCCTGTGGTAGTGTTTTTGAAAACGCCGCAGGTCGACGTGCCATTGTTAAAGGGCGTGGTAGAGGTTGTTGGGTCGGCTGATCCCGAATACCATTGCCAGTTGAATGAATTGAAAGCTGTGACGGAGGAGGTTGAGACTTGAAAATTTCGGCTTGTATCGGTGCAATAAAAGTCAATTTGTTCTGCGCTGTTAATCCTGACCCTTCTAGCCGTGCCTGTTCCCGCCTTCTGCGTTCCAATCGTCAGGGTGTTGGCGTTGGTAGTCCAATCAAATACACCGCGCTCATAGTTGCTTCCGTCCGTGTAGGTGTTGTAGACACGCAGCGTGTTGGCACTTGTGCCGTTGCGCTGGGCAAGCACATTTGCGGCGTCAGACGTGAGAATTGCCGACGTAGTTCCGTTGGAAATTAAAGGTGCCGTCAGCGTTTTGGTTCCCGTGAAGCTCTGCGTTCCGGTGAGGAGCGCGACGTTGCTGGAGAGTCGTGCATCCGCAAGGGTTCCGGTCAGGTCTGCCGCCGAGCCGCTGGTGGCGACCGAGGCGAGGCCGGTGATCTGGGAGGAGGCAAGGGTCAAAGCATCGCTTCCCCCGCTGGCGTGACTTGAAGCGTGGGCCGAGGGTGAAAAGGTCGAAGGGGTTCCCGTCAAGGCGGAGTAGGCACCAGAAAACAGGGTAGGCTTGCCTGTGAGGTCTGCGTAGGCACCGGAAAAGAGAGTCGGCTTGCCGGTGAGGTCTGCGTAAGCACCGGAGAAGAGAGTCGGCTTGCCGGTGAGGTCTGCGTAAGCACCGGAGAAGAGAGTTGGCTTGTTAAGGATCGCTGCCACGCCTGTTGAAGCATTCCAATCGGAGTTGACTTGTGCCGCCGGGATCGTGGGCTTTCCTGATAAATCACTATATGCACCCGTGGTGGCAACGGTTGCCAACGAAGGTTTGTTGAGAATCTGTGAGACCCCGCTTGTGGAATTCCAATCAGAGTTGACCTGACTGCCGCCAGAACCTCCCGATCCCGCCTGATCGAGCTTTCCTGTAAACGGATTAAAGACCCAGGCCATGACTAGGACTTGGTGACGCTGGTGAGATTGCCCGACCCGTCATACGCAAGGGTCAGGGTGGCGACCGTCGTGCCGCTCGACCCGCCCGTCTTGTAGATAATCGAAGTCAGGTTTGACCCAGTATATCCGAGCGAAATGTAGTCATTGGCAGGAATCGCCATGCCAGCGATGGATGCCGCGCTTGACTTGGTGGCGGATAGATCCGCAGCCATGACGGTTTCAATCGCGGTCTGGGCATTGAGGATCGTTTCGACATTTCCGATCGAGGAAACGGTGCCGGAAATGACCACGCGGCCACGGGTGTCCACATTGACCGGGAGCCTTGCGCCCGCGTCGGTTTTGCCAATCATTACGTCTGCCATAAGAGTAGGTGGTTAGGCTGTAGGCTGTAGGCTGAAGGTTCTCGCGCAGGGGCGCATAGGCGCAGAGGAGATTTGAATTGGTTTCTTGTTCATTTTCCTGAGTTCCTGAGTTCCATATTCAATTTCTTCTTAGCGATTCATCGCTGAGAACCTCCCTTGCTGGCCCTGTTTCATTTCCAGCTTGTCCCACTCGGTGTTGAGCGCGGCCAGGGCATTGGCATCATGGGCGGCGGCCTTGTCAAATTGTCCATCCTCACGCTGGGCCTCGGCACAGATGCCAAACTTGACGGCCTCAGCCACGACATAGGGGATCGTGTCGCCGTTGCTGTAGCTTGAGGTGGTGTAGACCGAAGGGCGGACGGTGAACTGGACCCAGACCGTGGAAGGGATTGAGGTGACCGAGAGCCCATTCTGACCGACAACGATTCCGTCATTGGTCAACATCCAGTTGACTGGGGTGGCGTACCGGTTTGTCCGGGGATCGCTCTGGAAGACTCCGAGCACCTCGCCAATCGGGGTAAGGGTCGTGCCACCGAGCACCTGGTCGAGTGAGATCGCATAGAGGATCCCGCTGCCGGTGGTCGAGCTGTAAGAGCTGGCCGGGGCCCAGTAGGCTGCAGTGGTGTCGGCAACCGGATCTTGGGAAGAGTTTGCCTGGAGGGCGTAGTAGTAGTTGCCATCACTTCCCAGGACAACGGCACCGGCCGCGTAAGAGGTGCCGGTCACCCAGGTCGCGTAGAATTGGCGACTTTCAAACCGCACGGCATCGGGCCACGGGTACATCTCCCAGGCGGCACGGAGCGAAGAATTTGCGTACTCGGTGAAGGCCGCCAGTGTGTTGGAGGAAGGAGTGACCAAGGGGTCGAGACCCATGCGGGCCAAGGCTCCGTCAATGACGCTCTTGAAAGTTACGGTTCTCACAAGGATGCAGGGGAATGGACTTGCGCAGAGGCGCAGAGGCGCAGAGAGGAAAGGAGCAAACTCATGAGACGATGGTGTCGGTGCTTTCTACCTCGGTGCCATCAAGCGTTCCCTCGGTGGAAGGGGCGGGCAGTTCGGTTTCTGGAAAGGTGTGTTCCGCAATGATCTTCCTGGCTGTTTCCTCGGAACCTTCAGCCTTCAGCCTACAGTCTTCAGCCTTTCGCTCCGTAGGGGCGAACGACATGATCTTGTCCGAGATGCCCTTGACCCGTTGAATGATGCCGTCGCGCTCAAGGGCATCGGTGAAGGCCTTGTCCTTCCAGCAATCGGGACCAAAGATGGCTTTCATGTGATGGTAGAGGTCGGCGTCAATCCGGTACTTGAGCTGGCCGAGACCCTCCATGAGCCGGGAGGAGTTCTCAAGCTGACGCGAGTAGGCATTCACCTTCTCCTGACGGAGGGCCGCCGCAACGGCGTGCTGCTTGAATCCCTTGCGGAATTCCTCCACGACGGCAGAGCTGGCTTCAATGGGTGCTACGAGTGACATGAGGATTTCGGACCGTGATTGCAGCGCCCGGGGTTGCCCCCGGACGCTGTGTACCACGAACCAGAATTACGCGTTGGCGGCGTCGATCTTGGCGTGGGCCTGTGGGTTGGTCGGAACCAGGGCCACGATGGCCTCCACGATGCCGCGACGACCGGCACCGAGATCAGGGAGCTCGGTGAAGTACGGGGCGGTGTGAGTGCGGAGCTCGCAAAACTCGGGATCGATGATGTATCCCGTGCGGGTGGTCGGCAGGAAGGCGCTCAGGTGGAGCTCCAGATTGCCGTAGTCGCCGCTGTAGATATCCACAACGGAGCTGACCATCTTGCTGTTCACGTCCTGATTGTAGAAACGCACAGGGGTGTTGCTTGTCTTACTTGGTAAGTATCTCGAGAAGTCGCTCACGCTATTCTTGACATCGCTACCGACGATGGCGAGGAGGTCCCCACCCTTGCCAGTCACGCTCCAGCGCTGCTGAAGCACGCCACGGAGGGAATCCTCGGTGAAGGCACTCAGGTTCCCCGAATAGATCTGGGAGCTGGAGAGCAGCACGTTGGACTGACCGAGGGCGACGGAATCGGCCGAAGCACTGAGCCACTGACCCAGACCACGGGTCTTGTAGGCAACCGAGCCGGTTCCGGCCACGGCACCATTGGCGCTCAGGCAGGTTGCCTCGATGTCGCGCTTGACCATGACCACGGCCTTGGCCTTCGCACGGGCGAATTCCGTGGCTCCGGCCACACCCTGAGGGTCGGGGTTGTTGACACCGGCGACGGTGGCGACGGTCTCCTCCAGGCGGCTGACGCCGGGGACGCGGCGGAACTGCTGGATGTAGGTGCCGATGCGGTAACGGGTCGACGCGAAGTCGGCAGCATCGGTGTAGGCAACCTCGGTTCCGTCAACGGTTCCGGCGGTGCTGGTGGAGGGATAGGAATCCACGAGCCACTCAACATACGCGTTGGTGGGCTTCTTGGAGCCTTTCTTGATGGAAGACGTCAGGACGGTTTCCTTGGCGTCGACGACGGCGATGATGTCGGAGAGGTCTTCCCTCTTGCCGACCGAATTGAGATAGCTTGTAGCTGCCATAGTGTTAGGTGATTAGGCTTTAGGTTTTAGGGTTCTAAAGCCGGATATTTGTTTGGGTGTTTGAGTTGTTTGGGGTTTTACCCGCCGAAGTAGGCCGTGAGGTCGTCCATGGATCCCGATCCGATCACTCGGTCGAGGCGTCCTGACTTCCCCTTGGTGCTGGCGGCGGGTGGGCGGCTTGCCGAGGGCTTGGGAATCGCCGGGGCGATCACCTTCCTCGAGGGGGCCGCAAGTGCTGTTTTGTTTGCGGCGGTGCCTTTTGATTCAGCGGCTGACTTGGACTGGGACTCTGATTTCGCCTGGGCGGCCTCCATTCGGTATTTCATGCCGAGGAGGGCGTCGCCGATGACCATCTCGTAGCCGGGCAGGCGCTTGAGCGCGGGCACCTGCTTAAGGGTCTCGACCATGACCTTGTGCTCGGCCGATCCCACCTTGAAGAGGTCGGGATAGGTTGCCTTGGCCTCGGGCAGGATTGCCTCGCGCTGGGCAAGGTATTCCTTGCGCGACGGGGCGTGGTCGGTGAGGAGGGCATCGGTCTGTGCGATGAACTTGGCCATCTCGCTGCGGTCGACATAGCGCTCGCTGCCGTCGGGATTGGTCACCGTGGCACCGTCCGGATTGGCCAGTGCCCAGGCGCGGACCTTCTTGGCCGCGCTGACCTTGGCTTCCAGTTCGGACATCGAGTCGAGATCGGCGAGGGGATCCTCGGCCGTAGCCTCGAGCTTGATGACGGATCGTTTCTCGACTTCGGCCTTCAGGCTCTCGTTTTCGGCACGTAGTGACTCGGCAGCGGACTCGGCCTCCTTGCGGCGTCGGGTCAGCTTGTCGATGCGCTTTTCGAGCTTTTCGATGCCCTTGGGCTTTTCCTCGGAGTCTTTCTCTTCGGAGTCCTCCTCATCCTTGTTGTCGTCATCCTTGGAGTCGTCCTCGGATTCGGCATCCTCAGTCGTCTCAGTCTCTGTCCCCGCATTCTCCTCCTCGGTCTCGGCATCCGTCGGATCGGGCTCTTGCTTGCTCTTGGAGTCCTTTGACTTGCCAAGTGCCTGAGCCACCTCGGGTGGGAGATGATCAAGGATATCGCTTATGGAATCACGAGATTCTTCGGCGATGTCGGATGCGGGTGCTGCTGTCTCTTGGGTGCTTTCGCTCATGAGTTTTTATACGGCCCTCAAGAGGCCTTGTTGTCAGCACTTGCCTTTGCCCCGCGTGATGCGGTGCCGATCGAAGCGCAGGAAGATCCCATGCGGGGGAGTATCGGTCACCGAGGGGGTGAGCTTAATGGGGGAAATTCATCCGCACCGCGGATGAATGTGAGTCGAGGGTCGACCCTCGTCTCTAGACCCTCGTCTCTCGACTTAGGCTTGCCTCTGCCTCATGGCCTCGGCGCGGAGGTTGAGCAGATACTCTTCCAGGCGGTCGAGTCCGTTCTCCCCGCCCAGGGCAAAGATGGTCTCCCGCTCGCTCTTGATGATGGCCTTGGCCTCGCTCCGCGCCTCGGTTCGCGCACGGTCGATCACCTCAAGCACGGCCTGCAGCACGGGGTGGTCGTTGTCGACGGCCAAGGCACCGACGAGCTCGGCATCCGTCATGCGCGTCGCCCTCAGAACGTAAGGTTTCGCGCAGAGGCGCAGAGGCGCAGAAAAGAGAATCTGAAAGAATTTTTTCATGAGTTCCTGAATTCCAGATTATTGATTCGGCTGACCCGCCTGCAACACCGGCTGGGTGCCGACCCGTCCGATCTGGGCGTTGCCTTGCTGTTGCAACTGGAAGTTCAGAAACTTGATCCGGTTCTCCACCATCTTGGAGAGCACCGGCCGTGCGGCGATCATCTGCTGGAGTTCGGGATTCATCTGGATCGACTGCTGGAGTGTCTGCAGACGGAGCTGATAGTTCATCCCGGCCTGCGGCTCCATCTTGGGCTCCACTCCGGCCACCATCTGGGTCAGGGCATTCTGCTCGTCGCTGACCTGTGCCTGGGTCGCCTGATCCATCGGCTGGAGCACGGCTCCCGCCATGTTCGGATCGATGGCGCGGAACATGAGCTCGGTGAACTTGCTGTAATCGACGCGGCCAAAACGGTCATTGGCCAAGACGCTCTGGATCAGGCCGAACTTTTCCTTGAGCAGTTCGTGGTTGAGGTCGCGGATGTCGAATTCCAAGCTCACGTCGAACATTCCCTGCACTTCGCTGCGTCCGGCATTCCAAGGTCGGGAGAGCGCACCGACGATGCGGACCACATGATCCTCGGCCATGTACTGCTGGCAAAGCTGGAGGGTCTGACCGACCACCTGACGCATCTCGAGCAGCCACCCGTCGACGAGGTCTTGCTGGTGGAGCTGGGCGAGCTGGGGCGGGCAGTTCTCGGTCATGCGGCCGAGGTACTGGTCGAGCGTGGTCTGGGCGGCCTTTTCGATCTCGATGGAGGATCCGTCCCCCTGCGGGATCTGCATCCAGGAGATCTCCTCGCCGCGGCGGCTCGGCCACTTGGTGCCGGGGCCGAAGGAGAGATTCATCGCGCCACGAGACGCGGGGACAAGAATGGGCGGGAGGACGGAAATGGAGGTGCGATCACTGCGGGCGTCACGCTGGCACTTGACCTCTTTCTCCCAGGTGTCGGCAATCGTCGGAACGCCCCGGGACTCAAGGATCGTGCGGGCGATCTGCTCGCGCTGGTGGACCACATAGGGATACTGGCCATGCTCGTAGGGCAGGGCCTCGTCCAGGGCCACGCTATCACGGACGCCGAGGCAGAGGACGGTATTCCAGACGCAGGGAATGCCGTCGTCGTCCACGGATTTCCTGTGGAAGTGGAAGATCTCAATCAGGTCCCGGCGCTCGTAGTCGAGGATGCCCCAGAAGTTGCGGCGGCTCTCGGAGAGAAGCAAAAGGTTTGAGGTCAAAGTGTCGACCACGTAGCCCTTGCGCTTGACGGCTTCCTCGACCCAATCGGCATCGTAGCCGTGGGTGTTGATCCGGTCGCGCAGCTCACCCTCGGTGAGACGCTCGCGGTGGGCCACCCAGGGAGCCCGCTGGATGTCATCGGTGATGCAGGGGAAGAAGACATCGACCATCGGGAGCAGGGCGCTCCACTTGGGCATGGCCGAGAAGACCTCGGGGATTGGAATCTCGGTTCGGCCGGTTTCGCGGAGCTCCTTCAAGCAGGTGCGGGCCGGGCCCTTCTTCAGGATTGGCGACATCCCGGTCAGGATGCGGAGGTTCTCCTCCTCGCGGAGCGGATCCATAACCTGCTCCATCACCTGCTGCTTGATGGCGGCAAGTTGCTGGGGGTCCTCGGTGGCACCCATCATGGTGGCGAGGCCGTCGAGGGTGATCTCTTGAGTCGTGCGGCGAAGCTGCTGGTCCCACATGACGGCCGTGATCGATGCCCCGTAGGTCTGACGCCAGTTGGCGGCGAGTTGAAGCTCGCGCCGGATCTGGGGGCGCATCTGGTTCCAGATGACATATTTGAGCAGGGTCGAGACCTTCTCCGCGTATTCCATGTCGTCGGAATCCATC